AACTACACATCCAGATTATGCAAAATTGGCGGGAAGATTAGCGGTTACTAATTTACATAAAACGACACCAAAGAAATTCTCTCAAGCAATAAAAGAACTACATTCATTTGTTGAACCAAAAACCGGCAAAGAATCATCATTAATTGATGATAATGTTTACAAGTTTGTTATGGAGAACAAAGAGGTACTTGATGGTGCTATTGTTTTTAATAGAGATTTTGACTTTGAATACTTTGGTTTTAAGACATTAGAAAGATCTTATCTACTAAAGATTGCAGACAGAGTTGTTGAACGACCACAGTATCTTTATATGCGAGTTGCTGTTGGTATTTGTGATGGTGATGTGCAAATGGCACTTAGAATATATGATGATTTATCACAACATTTTTATACTCATGCAACACCAACGTTATTTAACGCAGGAACTAAAAGAGCACAAATGTCTTCTTGTTTTTTAATTGGTAACAAGGGTGATGATATTGATGGATTGTTTGATACAATAAAAGACGTTGCAAAGATTTCTAAATGGGCTGGTGGCATCGGATTACACGTACATGATGTTAGAGCTAAAGGTGCATATATCAAGGGTACTGGTGGACAGTCTGACGGTTTATTACCAATGATGAAGACTTATAACGAAGTTGCTCGTTGGATTAACCAAGGAGGAAAACGTAAAGGTTCATTTGCAATATATCTTGAACCATGGCATGCTGATGTTTTTGAATTTATTGATTTAAGAAAAAATCATGGTAAGGAAGAAATGAGAGCTAGAGATTTATTTTTGGCTATGTGGACTCCAAATTTATTTATGAAACGTGTTGAGGAAGATGGCGATTGGTCATTATTTTCACCGGACGAAGCTCCAGGATTATCAGATGTTTATGATGACCCAACATTGTCCACACAGAATTTCACAGATTTATATGAAAAATATGAGAAAGAAGGTAAAGCAAGAAAGGTTATCAAAGCAAGAAAATTAATGGATGCTATTCTTACCGCTCAAATTGAAACGGGAACACCTTACATGTTATATAAAGATGCCGCAAACTATAAATCAAATCAAAAAAATCTTGGTACAATTAAATCTTCAAATTTATGTACTGAAATTATTGAATATAGTTCACCAACTGAACAGGCTGTTTGTAATTTAGCGTCAATTGCTTTACCAAAATATATTGTTAATGGTGAATTTAGCCATGATATGTTATATGAATACACATATCAAGTTGTAAAAAACTTAAACAATGTTATTAATTTAAATTTCTATCCGACAGAAGAAACAAAAAAATCTAACTTTAAACATAGGCCAATTGGTTTGGGTGTTCAAGGATTAGCGGATGTGTTTTGTATGTTAAGTTTACCATTTGAAAGCGAAGAAGCTGATATTTTACAGACAGATATATTTGAAACAATCTATTTTGCTGCAATGACATCATCAAATGATTTAGCAAAAAAATATGGTCCATATGAGTCTATTGTGGGATCACCAATTGAAAAAGGTGTTTTCCAATTTGAAATGTGGGGATTGAAAGATAAGGATTTATCTGGTAGATGGGATTGGAAAAAATTAAGAAAAGAGGTTGTTAATAATGGTGTTAGGAATTCTTTATTGATTGCCCCAATGCCAACCGCATCAACAGCGCAAATTTTAGGTAACAACGAAGCGTTCGAACCGTTTACAACTAATATGTATTCAAGAAGAACATTGGGTGGTGAGTTTATTGTTGTAAACAAACATTTGGTTAATGAATTATTAACTCTTGGTTTGTGGGACGATGAACTTAAAAGAAAGTTGATCATGGAAAATGGATCAATTCAAAACATACCAGAAATTCCGGTGCAAATAAAAGAAATATATAAGACTGTTTGGGAAATGTCACAAAAGAGGATTTTACAAATGGCAGCGAACAGAAGCGTGTTTATCGATCAATCTCAATCGTTGAATTTATTTATAGATAACGCAACGAAACCAAAGTTATTAGCCGCACATTTATTTGGTTGGAAACTTGGGTTAAAAACTGGTATGTATTATTTAAGAACTAGATCGGCAGTTGATGCCATTAAAGGATTGGGTATCGATACGGCTGCAGCAAAACCTACAGAAACTCAATTACCATCAGTAGCATACCAAACAACTCAAAAATCGATAATAAGTGAGGAAACACCTGAAGTTGTAATGACTAATGATAGACCAACGGACTCACCATTTGAGTGCGAAGGATGTGGGTCATAATATGACTTAAGGGCGTTTATCGCGTCAATATTTTGGACTTAATAGCATTTTCGCGACATTTTTTAAATTAAAGTGTCGCGAATTTTTTATTTATATTCATTTTAGTATTGTTTATATTTATTGTTATGGCTACAAGGTATGGATTAGACTTTCCGTTTAGAGATAGTACACTAGGTGACTATGCTAGAATGACCCTAACAAGAGACGAAGAAATTCGTGCTAACTTGATTCATTTGTTATTGACCAGAAAGGGTAGTAGATATTTTCTACCTGATTTTGGAACAAGATTGTATGATTACATATTTGATATGAATGATATAGTTACATATAATAGCATTGAAGATGAGATTAGAGAAAGCATTAAAACGTATATCCCTAATTTAGAAATAAACTCAATAAAAATAACAAATCCGGAATTAGATCCAACAGAAGAATCTAGTATTAGTGAAGATGAGGACATTAGATTATTTAGAGTTAGTGATTCGTCTTCAAAACCATATACAGCCAAAATAAGGATTGATTATACAACAAATAACGGGGCTTTCTCTAGTTCAGACTTCGTAATTATTAACATCTAATATGAGCAAAAAAATAGCATATACCAATAGAGACTTTGCTGGTTTAAGACAGGACCTAGTAAACTTCACAAAAGAGTATTACCCTGATTTAATTCAGAATACTAATGACGCGTCAATATATTCAGTATTATTGGATTTAAATGCTGCGATTGCAGATAACCTTCATTTTCATATTGATAGGGTTTGGCAAGAAACTATGCTTGATTTTGCACAACAAAAGCAGTCTTTATTTCATATAGCTAAAACTTACGGAATTAGAATTCCAGGATCTAGACCTTCGGTTGCATTATGTGATTTCAGCATAAATGTGCCAGCAAAGGGTGATAAGGACGATGAAAGATATGAAGGGATTTTAAGAGCTGGAGCCCAGGTTTCTGGAGGCGGTCAAATATTTGAAACAATTTCTGATATTGACTTTTCAAACCCATTCAATGAAAAGGGCGAAACAAATAGGCTAAAAATTCCAAACTTTGATAATAACAATAAATTAATTTCATATACTATTACAAAGAGAGAACCAGTAGTTAACGGAGTTACTAAAATATTCAGAAAAGCAATTAATCAAAGAGATCAAAAACCTTTTATGAAGATATTTTTACCAGAGAAAAACGTTCTTGGTGTTACAACAATTATTCATAAAGAAGGTACATCATTTGCTGGTAACCCAACAAGTAGTGAATTCATTACAGAACAAAATAAATGGTATGAAGTACAATCTCTAGTACAGGATAAAGTTTTCGTTCCTAGTAAAACAGCCAATTCTGATAAAAAGAATTTTAAAGCCGGTGAATATGTTAAAGTTAATAACAAGTTTATTACCGAATATACACCAGAAGGTTATTTCTTTTTAACTTTTGGTTCAGGTAATGTAGATCCATTAGACAACTTAGACAATTATATAACAAACAACTTAAAAGTTAATTTGTCCACATATTTGAATAACATGTCATTAGGTGCAATACCAAAACAAGACACAACATTGTTTATCAAATATCGAATTGGCGGGGGTAAAGAAAGTAATCTAGGGGTTGGTGTTATTAATAACATAGAGAACATTGATTTTAGTATAAATGGCCCAAATCAGGTTGTAAACGAACAAGTTCTTCAATCCTTGGTTGTTACAAATATAACGCCAGCTGTTGGTGGATCAGATCAACCGGTATTAGAAGAACTTAGGGGAATGATAGCTTATAATTTTGCCGCTCAAAATAGAGCAGTAACATTAAATGATTATAAATCTATGATTGAAACCATGCCATCAACATTTGGAGCACCAGCCAAAGTAAATGTAATGGAAGAAGATAACAAAGTGAGAATCAAACTATTATCATATGATGAAAATGGTAATTTAACAGATGTGGTATCTAATACTTTAAAACAAAACATTGTTTCTTATTTGTCTGAATTTAGAATGATTAATGATTACATTGATATTGTAAGTGGTGAGGTGATTGACTTAGGATTACAAATAGATATACTTTTGGACAAGAATCAGAATCAGACAGAAGTTCTTAGAGAGGTTATTGGTGCCACAACAACATATTTTTCAATTGATAAAAGAAAAATGGGAGATCCATTATTTGTTGGTGAATTAATGAAAGAAGTAAATAATGTTCCTGGCGTTGTTAACGTTATTGAAGTAAGGGTTTATAATAAAATTGGTGGAGAATATTCATCATCTCAGGTTAGCCAAAGCTACAAAGATGCTGTTACTAAAGAAATTTCTCAAAGTAATATGACAGTATATATGAAGTCAAATCAAATATTTCAAATTAGATTCCCACAAAAAGATATACAAATTAGAGTTATAACCTTAGGAACGACTACATATTAACACATTTTTTGCTTATCTTTTTCTTAATGGAAAACAGATGAGTTTCTATTTATAGTTAATATGATTCAGAAGCACAGAATTAATACCCAATTACAGACGGATAAAAAGGTTGTTGTTGAACTTAAACAGGATTATGACCTATTAGAGATCCTTTCCTTAAAGTTCACACAGCAAGACGCTTATACATCTTTATGTGCTGATTATGGGGTTGTTTGCGGTAGAATTACAGTAAACAATGGCTTAGGTGTTCCAAACGCTAGGGTATCCATATTAGTACCCTTAACTGATACAGATGAGTTAGATCCGGTTGTATCTGCATTATATCCATACAAATTATCAAACGATAAAAACACAGACGGATACCGTTACAATTTATTACCGTCTAGAAAACAACATGGAGGACACACCCCAACGGGTACATTTTTCGATCAAACAGAGATATTAAGTAGAGAAGAATACCTTGAGGTATTTGAAAAATATTACAGATATACAGTTAAAACCAATTCTTCTGGTGATTTTATGATTTGGGGTGTTCCATTAGGTGAACAACAATTACATGTTGATGTTGATTTATCAGATATGGGTTGTTTTTCACTAAGACCTTTTGATTTCATAAGACAAGGTGAAGATGAGAATAAATTCGATAGATTTTTTAAATTTAAATCAGATACAGATTTAGATGGTTTACCACAAATAGTTTCGTTTAATCAAACTGTTGATATTGCACCATTTTGGGGTAATGTTGATTTGTGCCAAATTGGTATAACAAGAACAGACTTTGATTTATCTAATTATGGAATTAAAGTTGACCCAGTATCGTTAGTGTTAGTTTCAACAGTTACAGATTCAAATGATGATGCGGTAAAAAGAAGTGGTGTTATCAGAAGAAAAAGTGGATACAAATGTAACCTACAAACTAGCGACGGTAAGATTGAGGGTGTTAGATTTACAGGTAAAAAAGTTAAAGCATCTGATGGTGTTACACTATATCCAGAATTAGAATATTTTAGTCCAGGTATTATTGAAGATGACGGTGCATCTATGGCTGTCGTTCAAATGAATCTTGATTATATGTATACCAATGAGTTTGGTGAACAAGAAATAACAAATGACCCTAATAAAGGTATTGCAACATCTGCTATTTCAAGATTCAAAATGTCATTAAGTGATTCTTCAGAAGGTGGAACAAAAGGAACAACATCCGCGGTATATCTAGTACCCAATATCAGGGAGTTCAATAAATATTCTGGTGGTGGTGCAAGTGAATATAGTGAAGCAATATTATCATCATATGTATTTTCTAATGTATTTGAGGATTATATTAAATTAGCTGTACCAACCGGTGTTACTTTAGAATCATTAACAACAGCAGAAAGAAATCATAAAAAAGATTTAATTCTAGGCACAAATAATAATAACATACCAGAAGATTATTTTTATAAATTTATCTATGGTAAAGTATATACACCATCTTCTTTCCAGGGTTCACATTATGAAGTTTCATCAATTGAAAGTTTATTTGGGCTAACAAGGAGAGATGCTTTTTTAGGTATAAAAGAAATTAGACCAAACGTTGAGGATGATTGTACCGGAACAGCAAATTATTTACCAACAAACTTTGCTTTTAGAAACAGAGCAAAATTTGCATTATTAGTTTCACAAGTATTATTGTTTTTACAATTTATTACTGCGTTAATATTTAATTTTGTTTTTGAATTGTTAGGAAGATTCTTCATGACAGTTGGTAAAGCATTATATGCAATATATTTTGGTTGGCCATTTAACTGGAGGCCATTTGCTAAGATTGGTGAACAATTCCAAGATATTGCACATAAGTTACAAGTTACTGGATCACAAACATTATCATTAACAACATATCCAGATTGTGAAGAATGTACAACAGATGATGAAGCCGCA